GAGAGGGTAAGTTCGAATAACTTCGGCCTCATCAAGAGGCTTGTAAGATATGTCGTTAATATTACAATGAAGAAACATTTTTAAATCTCTTTTGTAATCTGGTACTTTTCTTTTTCCTTTTACATAAAAAATGGCACAGAGTTCATTAAAATTATAACAGGAGGATTCAAATTCTTTCGAAAATGAGTCCCACTGTTGATTATATATCATAAATTCATGGTGGAGATCTTTAATGATGTCAACCCACCCTTTACGGATGGGGTCTTCATATAGTCTTCCACTATGAGTATCTAAAACTCGTTGTGTCATATTTCTTTTATCGTATTCATCCTTACAGGTTAAAGTGTCACCGTAAATACGTTGGTCATCGTACATTCTCATTTTAAAATGTTTATAAATAACCGCCTGACGATAGTTATGAGGATTAGAATTAGCCTGAACCATAATGGTAGGCATATTGCAAGAGTGATCTTCCTTACAATAATTCCTCATATCAATCAACAGAGGCTTTGAGACGTACATACTAGGATCGAGTCCTAGACCACCAACAGACGGACGCGCAAACAATGGAAATGGTATTGTTACCTTTTTATTGGAAACCCTTTTCTTTTCTCTTTCTAAATAATTCACTCTAGAAAAATATTTAACTTCTGATCTATAAATACTCGCCTTAACTCCTGCACACCACATATTAATGCGGCATGAGAGCTCATCGAGCGTCTCTGGGAGAAGCTCAACGGGAAAGACGTGATAACCATCAGCAGTCAATACAATATGATCACTATTGAGTGATCTAGATATTGAGTGAATTAAACAGCTCTTAATACTAATAGGGTATTGTCCATTAAAAGTAAAGCTACGAGAATTAAGTTGAAAAAACTTTTTTGAAACATAAGTTTTATTCTCAGAAACCTTAAGACCTAACAAAAAGCAAATCTTCTTCCATCTATGATAATTCGATATTCCACGAAATACACAATCGTCACCATTTATCTGAAAAGGTAACTCCTTAATATTTATCTTAACAAGTGTTTTGTCAAAATTATGAGACATAAGCATAATGGCACAGTTAATGATGCACAAAATAACAAATGATAAGCCATGACCTTGCGGCTGACCTATAAATTTGTCGTGTGTAAGAGTATTCATCATTATGAGTATATCTTCCATAGGAGCACCAAGACGATGCATGATTTTTCAACAGTGTATTTAGTCCAATTAGGATCGAACTTATCAGTACAACTCTCATAGTCACCAGAAATAAACTGACCAGCACCTTTTAAAAGGCACGAGAAGGCAGAAGGATCACGATAAGGATCTACACCAGTGAACGCGAAACATCCCTTACCCTTAAGCGGTTTATAAAAAGACTCTTGATACTTATGAATAATTATATTATCCTTTGAGGAAAATTTAGTAATCATACGTATCTTGCCTTTATCACAAAGAGCTACAGGTTGAGGATGACATGGTTCAATAGGAATCAAGTGATTAAGATATTCTTTGCAGAATATATTTTGATCACCATAGGTAGACCTTATATCGGATACAACTCCTGCGCGCTCGTGCATATATAATAAATTATTATGATGAGGGTTAAAACCCTCTTCAACAAAAAATATTTTTGACGAGCCGTCAGTTTTGGTGCATTCAATAGAAGAGTTATGAGGAAGAGGAGAATTGCTATTTGATTTTATAAAATGAGGTTTCTTATAAATAGCTTGAATAACCATATCGATCGTTTTACGAAGTCTATGAGTAGTCTTTCCATCACGTTCTGATTCTTTGTTAGAATGGAATTTGTGATAGGAATCTCCTAGAGAGCATATATCGTTCATATTTAAACAATATAATGACTTTGTAAACGTTACGGATAGGGACGCACAAGAAGCGCCAGTGCCTGTAAATTTTTCCCTACGGGCAAGATCTTTGAAAAACCTTCCTATAGGACCGGGAAAAATGCTACATTTTTGTAATTTTTGATCTGGAAAAAGACCATTAGCTAAATTATTAATGGTGCTTTTTAATTTTCCATAACCAAATTGAAGAACATGTCGAAAAGTAAACAGTATACAGCTGTTTCGTTCATCACAACTGAATTCACGACCGAATCTATTCGCAAAGTGGGTGTAAGACCTCACTAAACGATAGCAAGAATAGTAGATGTTCCTTATGGAACATTTTATGACATTTGCTGAGACCTCTGATTCGATGGCTACTGCTCTCTCTGTATAACTATAAACAAGATCGTTTATGTTTGTAGTTGAAGTAGCGGTGTGAGGAGGCTTAGCTCTCTTCCACCATTTTATAGCGGAC